AAAGCCTATATTGGTAAACCCATGTAAGGCATTTATCTCTGCCTCAGTTGCTGTAATCGGTATAGCAAAACCTGATCCAGCAGCACCAGGAAATTGTGCTTTTAATATAGATTTAATCAATCTTAAATGGTCATCACCTTGGTTTACAGGATCAGAGCTAGTAGGATTTGATGTAATAAGACTTGATATTGTACTGCCTGTTTCTAAACCCATAATAATTACCCTGGGAAAGTAGTTAAAGAAGTGCCTGACCAAGTAGACTTGGAATCATTGTTTGTTATTTCACTTAATGCTTGATTAAATCTAGCGTCCCACATAGTGGCTGAGTTTGCATCTTTTATGAAGCTATTAATCTCAACTAATAATCCAAAAATATAAGCATCTGGATTGGAGTCAGAAAGCCAGTTGGTTGTTATGCTAGTTGATAATGGTGGCAATGTTTGAAAGTAATTAATCTCTAGTGAATGAGTATTATCATAAAAAGGTTGTACTTGAATATCTCCAGAAATAACGGTATAGCATGGAAATTGTGTTTCACCATTGTTAATAATGTTCGCCATCTGTTCTGGATTGACTTGCAACAAAGTTACTCTACTTTTTGAGTTATTATTATCAATAACCTTAATAGATCGCATAACAGAATAGTTGATTGGCAATGAATAATATTCAGTTGTGCTGCTCATTGGTGTTGTAGCTCTGCATGACATATCAAGCGTCATAAGAAGCCTATTAATGCGAGCCTCAGTAACACGCATAAATAGATCAATGCGAGATGTTACCTCTGTATCTTGCCTATCAGCATAACCAAGCGTTAAACTTACAATTTCTGCATAATTCATTTTTTAATTCCAAGTTGCAGTTGGTGGTGTTTGTTTTGTCCATACTGATGAAGTATTATCGTCCTGACAAGTCCATACATCAACAAAATCCTCTCCCATTTCCCAGTTACCAATAAATATCTTTCTTCTTGATGTAAAGCCTACATAACCATATTCACCGTTAATGGCATATACTTTATAAGTTTTAAGTAAACTTGCATTATTGCCTGTGCAACTATAAACACCATTTAATGCAGTTAATGTTTGAGAAAATACAGCGTTATTACCTGTATAAGTATAAACACCATTAAGTGCAATTAGATTTCTATTAACAAGCAAATCTGATGTTAATCCTATGTATGTATAGGATTTATTTTGTGTTACTAAATCAAGTCCAGCAAAAGGTAATTCTGAAAAAGCAATCGTCCTATTTACTGCGCTGGCTGCTGTTAAGTTTCTATTAACAAGTAAACTTGCATTATTGCCTGTATAGTTATAAACGCCATTTAATGCAGTTATGCTTCTATTATTAAGAATATTAGCGTCTAATCCTGCGTATAAATAATTTCCATACGATGTTGTATTATGCTCAAAATCAGAAAATGAAGATTGCGCAAAAGCGGTTAGCCCAAACATTATTTAGTTATCCCACAATTATTATCCACCACAAACTTTTGACATATTTTAGCATACTCTGCTACTTGGTCTGCTCTGTAGGCTTCAGACTTGAGAAATTCCGTAAGTTCGTTTGAAAGTTCGTATCTATTTTCATCTGATTCAATAACGACTTGGGAACTATTACTTTTTGTTGTGGCGCAACTACTACTTTTCCTACCGCTGTCGTACATCCGCACAGACTTAAAAGAATCACGTTGACTATTGAGTGCATTGATCGCTGATACATTGGCATCCTCCAAATCTTTGTTAAGTTTTAAAGCTTCATCATGAGCTTTGGTAGCCTTCTCAGTCAGCGTCGCAAGCTGTAGTTCTGCTTCTCTATTTTGTGCAGCAATGCTGTCAGACATGTGCTGGATCTCAGCTTTATCAATCATATGTGAAAAAGTAAACCCAAACCCTCCAGATAAAACTGCTATGGCAATAACTATATATCCCATCAGTCTTTCAACAGTACACCTAGACCACCAGCAACTCCACCAGCAAGTAATAATAACTGGTCTACAGGCTTACCTAGGAAAACAAATACACTTCCTATTACAGCAGTTGCAACCCATATGATACCTCGTTTAGTAGAAGCTTCAGACCATTCTATTTTCATATTACTCAGCAACCTCTTCTTTAGGTAATACCTCAACTTGAGGCACAGCTTGTGCTTTTATCTTCTCTACAATTTCAGCTACTTGAGCATAAGGTGCTTGACCCAGTGCTTGTAGGATAAGGTTAATTTCTTGTACTGTTAAATTTAAGTTTATCATTTTAGTCCTAATAATTCTTTAAGTTCATCCACTGAAAGACCTGCATTTGCTAGTTTTTCTTGAGGTGTTGGTTCTGGTAATGGATCAGGTGCAACTGGTGGGTTAGGATCAGTGAATGTGTTGTTAGCATATATCCAACCTATTTGACCTTCATCTGAAGCTAAAGCAATGACATCTTCTAAACCTTCAGGGCAGCCAGTTTGCGCTGATTCATACTCAATAACATTGACCACAACATTGTCTTTTAAGATAACGTGACGTATTAGATTAAACATAATATTCCTCCACTATAATTACACCTGAGCCACCAGCACCGCCAGCCTGCGCGTTTCCCCCTGCACCGGCTGCACCGGCTGTACCTCCAGCCCCTATAGCATACGAATAGGTAGCAGAAGGAGAAGCTATTAAGGACATTAAATACCCAGCCCCTCCACCACCATTGCCACCATAAAGAGTAGTAGCCGTAGCATTACCAGCAGCTCCACCACCACCCCCAGCGCCTGTATTGCCGGAGGCCGCTCTTCCACTGGTAACATAAGCCCCACCAGCCCCACCACTACCGAATGGTGTGCCTCCTCCTGCTGAACCTATGCCATTACTAGCAGTACCTCCAGTTGTAGTTATGCTACCATCGCCAGCCGCCCCACCAACTATCCCATACCCTGAGCCAACACCTAAAGTAAACGATCCACCACCACCACCAGTACCATAAGGTGCAGCCGGTGCGTTTCCGCCATTTGCAGTATTAGCTCCAAAAGTAGTATTACCTCCAGCCCCTCCGATACCCCAACTACCAGTACCACCACCACCGCCACCACCTCCACCACCAACCATCGTGACCTTAATAGCTTTACAGTTAGTCGGTAGAGTGTATGTGCCTGAGCCTGATGTGAATACTTGGACTGTGTGTGCTACACCACTTGTAGTTGTTAAGACGTTTCCTGTTACCGCTGGCAAAGTTAAGACCGTACTCCCTGCTACCGCTGGTGCTTGTAATGTTACAGTTCCTGATGTACTACCTTGCAGAGCTATATTACCTGCTACTTGTAACTTTTGAGTTGGTGAAGCAGTCCCAATCCCCACGTTGCCTGAAGCATCTTTATAGATTTGACCTGAGCCTATGTTTAGTATGTCAGTAGAGCCTGTAAGAGTTCCTGCATAAGTTGGCGATGTCAATGTTGGATTTGTTGCAAATACGGCTTTACCAGTCCCTGTTTCATCGCTTATTGCAAGTGCTAGTTGAGCAGAAGTAAAAGACCCTAAAGATGTTGCATTGCCTGAAGAAGTAACTGCGCCTGTAAGATTGGCGTTAGTAGTAACATTACCAGCGGTTAATCCAGAAGCAGTACCTGTAATATTAGTGCCTACAAATGCAGCAGGAGTTCCTAAACCTATAGCATTACCAGAAGCATCAAGCCAAACGCCTTTCTCAGCAGGATAAGTGACAAATACATCTTTAATCCCAGCAGTAAATACAACTAATGCTCCACCATTTGATGATGCCAATACCGTTGTTCTAGCAAGTGTATTTCCAGAGGTTGAATAAGTGCCAATACCAACTTCCCAGTTAGAGCCAAACTGATCTGAAATACAATAATAAGTAGTATTGCCATTGCCAACAACAGAAAAAGGTTGAAACCCAATGCTAGAGCCTAATAAAGTAGCTGTTCCTGTGCCTACAACAATAGTTGTTTCTTTAACACGATCTTTTAATGCAAGAGCCATTATAATTCCTTAAGTTATTTGAAACACGCCATTGACCGAATCAAGTACGGTCTGCACTGTTTCAGAAGCTGAAATAAGTTGGCTTGAGCCATAATCCCAAAAACCTATTGGAATATTCAGTGTTGAATTATAGAGAATCGCATAGCGATAAGTAAATCCTGCGCCTGTTGCTGTCCAAATAGCTGGACTTGCAAGCACAAGTTTAAATATTCCACCAGACTGAGATGATGATGTTGTAGCACAAGTATTACCACCAGCTGTATAGCCTCCAGCAGTAACTAAATCTGTTGTTCCAGCTACAAATGTTGTATCAGAAATGTTGATAGTATTTGCTAATGCTACCTTCCAAACATCTGTTCCTGCATTTGTTCCTTCTACCAGTGACTCAACTCCAGCAGTGTATTTTGTGTAAACCGATATAGCCATTATAATTCCTTACATCAATAATAAGTCAGCTTCTAATTGCCTTCTTTTAACTAAACCATTAAGAATAGTTCCATTACTCTTATTCCATTTCTTTCTT